AGCCATGATCGAATCGATTATCGACGCGGCCAAGTACGGCGGGGACCAAGGCATTGCAGGGCCCCGCGGCGAAGGTAAAACGACGTTAGCTATTCGCGTTGCGTTGTACCTTATGGTCCGGGGCCTATCGACGTTTCCCGTCGTAATCGGCAAAAACGCCGACAAAGCGAAAAAGGAAGTGCGCGACCTAGTTGAGCAATTGCAACAAAACGACCTTTTCATCGCGGATTATCCAGAGATTGGCATCCCGTTTCAAGCCGTTGGCGGTTGGTCGAGCCGCGGGAGGATGCAGACATGCCAAGGCCAGTCGACCAACATTGTTATCGGGCCGGAATTCTTTGTCTTCCCTACGATCAACCGCGGGCAGATTCCCGACTGGCCCAAAGAGATCGAGCCGTGCAGCAGGGGGCAGGTGTTCTACTCCCTTGGTATCGATGGGGCGATCCGCGGGACCAAGTTCCGATCGGCGCGGCCAACGCTAGCGATTCTCGACGACATCGAAGACCGTGAAGCGGCGGCAAGCGAAACGATGATTGCGAAGAACGAGGAAATAATTGAGCAAGATATCGGCGGGCTGGGCCAGTCCTCAGAGCGGATCCCTCGGGTAATGCTTTGCACGATCCAGAATAGGAAGTGCATCGCGTTTAAGTACACCGACCCCAAGCAGAAACCATCCTGGAGGGGCAAGCGATACCGCAAGCTCGTTACCAAGCCGGATCGAATGGACCTGATCGAGCAGTACATCGATCTCCGCAAAGGACGCAAAGCCGACGACCCAGACGCTCGGGAGGCTTTCCGTTTCTATCGCGACAATCAAGCCGAGATTGAACGCGGGGCGGTAGTAAGCAATCAGGCCAGCTACTCCCGCAAGACCCACAGCGACGGCGAGCCGATGGAGCTATCGGCGGTTCAATCGTATTTCAACCGGGTAGCCGACCGTGGCCAAAAAGCGGTATCGACGGAAGACGACAACGACCCACCAGAGGAAGCCGGGCCAATGGGCTTAGGGATAACTCCGGCTTTGGTCGAGTCGAGGATAAGCGGATTGGTAAGGCGTCAACTACCGGCCAATACCGTTGCCCTAACAGCGGCGATTGACTTGGGCAAGTATTACCTTCATTGGGTTGTTACGGCGTGGTGGCACGGTGCTGGGGGCATTGTAACCGACTACGGGATTCAGCAGGTCTACGGGACCGACAAGAGCATGGATCACGAGGCTAGTGAGCCGATGATTTACCAAGCCTTGCTAACGCTTCGGGATGAACTGCTCCAAAAAGAGTTTGTCGACACAACTGGAACGCGGCGGGCAATCGACTTTTGCTTAGTCGACTCGGGGGCCTTTACGAATGCGGCGTACCAGTTCTGCCGAGAGGTTAGCGGCATCTTCCACCCGTCCAAAGGAATTCCAGCATACAAGCCAAAGACCAAGACGACATCGACAACCATAGCAGGGGCAAACATTCACGCGCAGCACTTGCCAGCAGCTAAGGTTTGGCTCTACGATTTGGATACAGACTACTGGAAGCAATTCGTCCACGAAAGGTTTTTGACGCCGACCTTCGATGAAAATAACATGCTTCGGCGCGGTTCGCTTTCGGTGTTTACCCCAGAAGGGGAAAAAAGACATTCGCAATACGCGCAGCATATCGCAGCCGAAGAACTGGTGACCAAGTTCACTGAGGGCAAAGGGGCTAAAACCTACTGGCTCCCCAAAGAGGGCGAAAATCACTGGCTCGATGCGACCTACATGGCAGCAGCAGGCTCCGAAGCTTGCGGGGTCAAATTGATAGCCCCAAGTGAAATCGAGGTGGCCCCAAAGCATATCGGCGATGAGCCGAAACAAGCCAAGCCGGTTCAGCAAGCGTACAGGCATGGGCAGCAACGATTCAGGCAACGGCAAGGTGGATGGATTCCCAAACGAAGAGGGTGATATGAGCAAGAAACCAAAACGAAAATCCGAACAGGCAGTAACGGCAGGGGTCGACGTTCAGGCCGATCGCGTTATTGCAATACTCAACGACGGAGAGTATTTCGAGACCGATGACGTAGCGATCGACCCGAGCCGAGTAGACGACGAGCCGGTTGCATCCAAACTGAGGGCTATTGCAGATGACATAAGCCAGGAGGCGTACCAGAGCGTAGTTGACAAACTGAAAAGCGTTGTGACGGGGGAAAGTACTGGCCCCGTCCCCCGCGAAGACGAAGCAAGGCCCTGCACCCTTTGCGAATCGCGCCGACCGATCGGCAAAAGCTACAGCCGGGTTTATTGCACGAAGGCCAAGGTTCGCTATTGCCGATGCTCGTACTGCGGGCATACCTGGACCCAAGAGCGTAAATAATTTGTGCCAGTGTACTAATGGAATAGTACAGGCATCTACCAGAGGCCAGCAAGCCATGCAACTATTTACGCATGGCATCAGCGGCAAGCCTTCTAGCACTAATCGACGCAGCTATCGAGGCCCTTCTAACCGGAGGGGCGTCTCAGTATTCTATTGGCTCTAGGACCGTTACTAAGCTCGACCTGTCGTCATTGATGGCCGAGCGAAAAGCGTTGCTTCATCAGGTTCAACGTGAAAGCGGATCGGGCGGTATCTCCCTCGGCAGGATCGTAGGGGGCCGTCGATGATTACTCGATTTATCGATTCGGTAGTCTCGGCAGTTAGCCCGCTTGCGGGATTGCGACGGCAAGCAGCACGCAAGGCCCTTGCCAGATCCTACCAAGGGGCCGAGCCATCGCGGGTAAGCAGCAACAGACACCCAAAGAATCTACCAGCCGACCAAGAGCTTATGGGGCCTTTCGGGGCCGATCGTCTTAGGGCAGAGGCAAGGCGGCTGGTTCGCGATAATTCCTACGCTTGGGGCGTGGTCGATACGATCGTTTCTTCCGTCGTTGGTGCTGGCATCCAAGCCCAATCGACCTTTGAGACCCCCGAAGGCGATGACATTGAGGACATCAACGACCTGCGCGATAAGGCTTGGTCGGAATGGTCCGAAGTCGCGGATATCAACGGGCGGCTAACTCTCGAGGAAATCCAGACTATCGCCCTTCGCGAAATGGTCGAAGCGGGCGAAGTGCTTATCCGCATCGTCAATCTTCCATCAACCGAATACCGTGGAATCTCTCGACCGATTCCAATGGCCCTGGAAATCATCGAAGCCGACCGGCTAGCAACCGATCGAGACACGTACACGATGGGCATCGATCGCGGCGATGGTACGCGGGTAATTCGCGGCATCAAAGTCGATGAATCGGGCAAGCCCCTTGCCTACATGATCTATGACGATCATCCGCTACAGCCTTACGCAGTCTCTCGAACGCCAAAGGAAATCCCGGCTCGGGAGATCATTCACCTATTCAGGCAGGATCGAGTCGGCCAGACGCGGGGCGTCACTTGGTTTGCTCCAGCGTTGGCGTCGATTCGCGACCTCGGAACGTATCTCGACAACGAGCTACAGGCCTCGGCTATCGCGTCTTGCTTCACGGCGGCGATCAAAACCGAAACGCCAATGGGCAGACTTAGCGACCCAGACGCGGGCGATGGGGTCGACCGAAGAGGCAATCAAGAGCGATATCTAGAGCCGGGGCTAGTCTTCGAGCTTAACCCCAACGAATCGATCGAGGTTATCAACCCAACGCGACCGAACACGGCAGCGGGCGAATGGACCAAGGTTATCCTTCGAGGGATCGCAGTTGGGACCGGGCTATCCTACGAGGTTGTAGCTCGGGACTATTCGCAGACCAGCTACAGTTCGAGCCGGACTAGCCAACTCGAAGACCGAAGGCGGTTTCGGATCATCCAGAAATACATCATTCGGCACTTGCTACAGCCTGTTTGGGATCGCTTTTGCGATGCAGCAAGCCGAACCAACCTCGACGGTTTTCCAGGGCCTAGCGACCTGCTAAGCGATCGCAGACGGTTCACCCCTGTTGAATGGCAGACTCCTAAATGGGAATGGGTCGATCCGGGCGTCGAGCAACAGACTAGCGAATCGGGCATCAACTCATTTACCGCGACCTACTCCGAAGTGCTAGGGGCCCAGGGGCTCAACTTCCGAACGGTCTTCTACCAGCGGGCCAAGGAAAACCGACTGCTTCAAAAGCTCGGCTTGCAGACGCCAGAGCAGCAACAGCTAGCGATTTCGGCGGCTCAGACCCAAGGGGCGGCAGGATCGACCGAAGCGACCAAGCAGATCTCCTCGGGGGTCTATATGGGACTCTCGACGCAACAGTGGAACCGAAACCGCAAGGCCATTGCCAAGACGCTAGACGAGCTAGTTGCTGGCACGATGAGCGAAGCGGCGGCCAGGGTGTTTCTCAAGTCGACTGGAATGCCCGATGAGGACATTGAAACGCTCATAAACGATACGCGAGACGGATCGGTTGACACGCTACCGGCTGAGGTGACAGCATGAAAAAGACCGACCTGATCAAGCGACGAAAAGAACTCGACGCAAGGCACCAATCCAAGCCCATCGAGGGCGGTTCGATCGTTCGCCAATTCGGGGCCGTCAAGGATGGCCGAGCGGTGATTGCGACAGAGACGCCGATCGACATCTACGATCAAGAACGCGGGTGGATCAAGCAAGTTTTGTTGATGGATGGGGTCCGATTCCGCAACGACAAAAAGCAGCTACCTATCGTCGATAGCCACAACGATAAGACCGTTCGCAACGTCTTTGGCTCGATCCGCAACATTGTTATCGAGGGCGATGAGTTGCTTGGCTTGCCTGACTTCGCAAGCGATGCAGACAGCCAGATTGTCGCGACAAGATACACCGAAGGCCACCTGAATGACTTTTCAATTGATGCCCAGATCCTAGAGCGTCAATTCGTTCGAGAGGGCCAAACGTACACCACCCGACAAGGCAAGGTGATTGAGGGTCCAGCGGAAATCGTACTCCAATGGGAGCCCCATAACGCTTCGATCTGCGCAACGGGCGCGGATCCGAATTCTACGGTACGCAGGTCTTACGACCATGAAAGGGTTGAACGTATGGACGAGTCGCTTTTGGCAACTCTCAAGGGGCTCGGGTTGCCAGAAGGCATGACCGATCCAATGCAGATCATTGTTTACCTCGCAGGCAAGGCAGCCGGGCAAGCCGATTCGGACGATGCTCCAATGGGCGAAGTCGAATCGATGGCTGACAAAGAGCCCGAAGAGGCGATGCGGACCGAGACCCCTCCTGCCGAAGACACCGAGAAGAAAGTCGAGGCCGAAGTTGCAAGGCAACTCAAGGCAGCCGACGACCGACGCAAGACTATCGTTGCCCATTGCATGGTTGCAAAGCTTGAGCGTAGCTTTGCAGACTCTTTGGTTGACGATCCATCCGTTACCGTTGAAATCGCTCAAGAAAGGATCATCCGAAAGATGGCTTCTCAACCACTAGGCGGGGCCGTCGAGGGCTCGCACATCGGCTTCGGCGAATCGGAGCAAGACAAGTTTGAAAACGCGGCAAAGGCTGGCTTTACTCAGCGATGCTTCCAAGGCACCGTGAAGCGAACAGCGGCACCAAAGGCAGAAGGGGCTAGCCATTTCGCTAACCTCGGCGTCTATCGGCTTGCCGAAGCTTGCGTGCGTCGAATGGGTGTTGACCCTGAGAAGCACACCAAGAAAGATATCGCACGAATGGCGATGGGACACGCGCCGACCCTTAACACGGTCAAGCGCGGCTTGGCCGATGCGTACCATACGACCGGAAGTTTTCAAAACATCCTGTTTGATGGCCTGAACAACACGCTTCGAGCGGCTTATGA